ACGTCCTTTAAGTCCTCAGTAGGGGTTCAGGTGTAAGCGATTCCCAGTAGGTAAATTTGGGCATATAGGTGAAACCTATGTCGATGCCCCACTCTCTTTTTTTGTCCTTGTTGGTACAATCTTACTATCGTTGGGGAGCGATTCTATCATTCGTAATGAGTGGGAACATTATGAAATTGAATGATAGTGTGGTAAGATGGGGGGTTCAATTCCTCTGAGGGCGTTTGGGATCAACCCCATATTGTAAACAGACACTATTTTATTATGTCACCTAATTTTGCTGAATTTCTTCTTGAGAACGCTGACACAGGCAACGATGTCCTTGCAGTTCTTGATGATATTGTAGAAGTTGTAGAGACAGGAGGAACCGACCTATAAGGACAGTTTCAGAAGTGTCACAAGCCCCCTACACAGGGGGTTTTTTATTGCTATACTAAGTACATCACCAACGGAGTTCCCAATGCCTACAACATTAACAAAACAAGAGAGAGATAGAGTAATAGGTAGTCTTCAAGAGAACGTCCTTAGATGGACAAATCAGTTATGTATCTCACTTGCTGAGAACTACAAGCAGTATCACAGAAGAATGATTGAAGCAAATGCTGAGAGATTCAATCGTGATGGTGAGAGACAAGATCTATCACGCTACGCACAAGAGCAATTAGATGCCTTAAATGATGGTTCATTCAGAGGAATGAGATTTACCATAGAGACAGGTAGAAAGTACCATAAGATCATTTCAAACGATTGGGATGATCGTAGAAATGAGTGGAGAAGTGGTGGTGTTCACGCATTTGTGAATAAGCATACAGGTGAGGTTTACAAACCAGCATCATGGAAGTCTCCAGCAAAGCACGTTAGATACGATCTAAGAATTATTAGAGATCGTGAGTATGTGCTTGATCCACGCAACTGTGGATGGAGTGGTGGTTATCTCTACATGAGGTAATCACTATGCTAGTAAACCTATCCAAAGATGAGATGTCAACAATCCTCTATGTATTAGAGGGTTATGTTCAAAGTAAAATTGATAACTTTGAGGATGATGAATCATGTAGTGAGATTGATGGCATCTTTGAAAAATTTGAGGGTATCTTAGATGCCTGTGAATGTCAAGCACAAAAGCAACAGGAGGACATCAAGTGACAATTCCTAATTATTCTGGATTAACTGATGAACAGTCCAAAAGATTTCGCTATAAAATAGGTTGGGATTGGAATCAACCTCAATCTAAAAAGATTAAAGTCAAACAATTTGAGAGTATAAAAGATAACTTTGCGGCATGGATTGTAGGTAATAGATGTAAAGATCTTCCAACACCTATCAATTCTTCTTTATTCGTTTGGGTAAGAAATAGATTAGATAATTTAATATTAGGTGATGTGTTAGAGAGAATTAGTGATGCAAAAGACGAGTCATTAGTAATAAAGATTATGAGACAAAGTAATATTGATGATGAGGTAATAAAGGTCTTTACTTTTAACAATTTTCCATCATCTTCGTATGGTAATTTACATCCAACACAGTTCTTTACATACAACTAAGGGGACACTAAATGAACTGTCACACATCACTAGCACAATAGGTCATTATGAAGTATAATATGAATACCAAAGAAAAACTCCTATTCATTCTATCATTCTTATGGACACTTCATTGGGGAACAAGAGTCGTATCTATTATAGTGGATACGGTTATTCTAAACGCAGGTGTGAGAGTGTTACCACTTGGTTTATAAACAAATTCTTACCACGTCATCATATTGATGTTACTGTCAATCATCGTGGTATGATAAGAGAAGATGCTATGGGTTATTGTGATTGGATAGGAACATCCTATAACCCTAGAGACTTTGAGATTGAGTTACAATCCAATATGGATGAGGAAACTTATATCAAAACTCTATTGCATGAGTTGGTACACTTGAGACAATGGGTTAAGGGTACTTTGAAAATGAAAAGTGGTAAGTTTGTATGGAAAGGTGAAGACATACATCACATTGATTATATGAATCAACCTCACGAAATAGAGGCATTTTCAGAAGAAAAAACACTATATAATAAATATGCGTTTGATAAATGGGGAGTTTGGTTAGATAATAGTTACTTTAACAATAGATTACCACGTCACCTTCTTTAAAAATGCAACTAAAGCACATCGAACATCCTGAAGATTCCATCCTAACAGGTGATTTAACTGTATTGGATTGGTTTACTGAGGTTAATAGTAAGATCTCTCTTAAGATAGATGGTACGCCTTCTATTGTATGGGGAACTAACCCTGAAACTGGCAATTTCTTTGTTGGTACTAAGAGTGTATTCAATAAGATAAGAAAGAAGATTAATGAGTCTTATGAGGATATAGAGAGGAATCATCCTAATGAAGATTTACAAAATAAATTAAAAGCGTGTTTTGATAATCTTCCAAGAACAGATAACATTTATCAAGGTGATTTTATTGGATTTGGTGGTGATGATTACTATCAACCTAATACAGTTGGTTATCTATTCCCTCATAAAATAGAGCATAATATCATTGTAGCACCCCATACTGAGTATGAGATAGGTAATACACTTAATGATAGTGTTGCAACGCCTTTAGAGGGCAAATTAGAAAGCACTTATGATGGTGTGCTATTTGTTCAATGTAATGCTAGGGGTGACTTTGCGGATGAAATTAGAGAGAATTGTAAGTTTGCAAAACAGATGGCAAAAATACCTTCTTACGTTAATAGAAGTAAGTCAGGTACATTGAAGCAAACTATTAATCAATGTATAAGGATGGGTAATATGCCAATAATAATGGATGATGAGTTAGAAGTAATTGCTGATGTGCATTGTGTAGATATTAACTTATTAAGATTATGGCAGTTAGTTAAATCTATTAAAGAAGATGCACTTGCATTGTGTACTAATGATGCGTGGTTTACAGCATACCTTGACGAAGAGATAGATGGTGAGGGATATGTTATGAGTAATAAGTATGGAACATACAAACTTGTAGATCGTGAGCAGTTTAGCAGATCAAATTTCTTAAACCAGAGATCTTGGGTCAGTTGATTAACTGTCACACATCTCATATAAAGTGGAGGTGAAACCACTATAATAAACACATCAGGGACAATCCTGATACGGTTCAATTTCAATTTAAACAAATGGGTTACTCTAGTAACATTGATAAACTCTCTGAAGATATTCAGAATGAGTTACTTACATACTTTGATGGTATGAATGAAACAAACCTATTAGATATGTGTGATCTTGTAGTAAAATGTTTTGAAAATCATGGATACTACAGAGTAAAGAATGAGCAAATTCATTCTAACCTTAGAGCATCCAGAATTGGTAACTATCAAGATCAAATTGAAGAGGCGAAACGTATATGTGGTGAAGATGTAGTTGAAACTTTCCTATCTGAGGTAAACAAGTGATTACAACCACTATGACATTCAAACCTATTACTCCAAGAGTAAGGGCAGGGAAATGGGGTAAGCATATTCTTTGCCCCCATTGCCAATCTGTATCTAAAGTTTATCACTTTAGTTGGTCTGGATTAATGTGCCAACATTGTGAAGAATGTATAGATAAGTCACTATGGTCGGTGGAGCAACGCTAATGGAACCAGTCACACTAACAGTCAATCTTACTGAAGCAATAGCAGACCTTCAGTTAGGTATCTGTGATGAACAGATAGAAGTCATTGCTAAGGATATTAAGCGAGGATGGGACTTCTCTCACATATATGAGGAAATCGAAGTAAAGGTGGAGGAATCTGCCAGATATGCTAACATTACATTATCCAACTGATTATTATGTCCCAACTCTCTGAAAAAACTATCAGCAAACTTGCTGACACCTTAGTAGAGGATGTTATTGATTACATTAATGATGATGATAGGTTGAGAGACTTCTATCTTGAGGTCATAGGTGACGCAGTCTGTGAGAAATTGGGTAATAAAAATGAAGATGGTACTTGTTCATTTGATAGTGGTATATCTTCAGAATTGATTATTGAGATAGCAAGTAGAATAATACTAACAAGCACCCCTGATGTAAGATATAGAAACACAGGTGCTATTGATGATATAATATCATTCTTCCAAAACAAGAAGAAATAGGACAGTTTGATAAGTGTCACAGGGGCTAGTGAAATACCCTTATAATCGGTTATAATGGGTATAACAACAAAGGATGCTATGACCCCTGAAGAAAAGTATCAATCGTTATATGAGCAGTTATATGCTCTATGTGAAGTTCAAGGATGGGGTGATCCATTTTCTTATGCGAGGTCAAGAGAGATTCATTTAGCAGGGATCTTAGGTCATAAGATTGCTGATGATTACTCAGGTGCAGATGCCTTTGATGAGGATGGTGGATGTGAGTATAAATCTACTATTGCTAATAGGATCAATGCAACCTATAATGGCATTAGTGTTCAGGATACTTGGGAAGAGCAAGAGAGATACTTGATTGAGGATAAGATAGGTAAGTATAGAAATCATTACTATGCACGTTATGAGGGATCTATAGTGAAGGAAGTGTGGAGATTAAGGTGTGAAGATGTTTTAAACATTGTAATACCTAAAGCAAAGAAACAATATGCAAAGAAAAGATCAGGTAATGCCAAAGATCCTAGAATTGGTGTTACAATATCTAAGAGAGAGATTTACAGCATTGGCATCTGCATTATCGGTTAATTATGGATTCTAAAGAACTTATGTACTCAGGTGGTAGTAACGATGAATGTTACACACCTGATTATGGTGTAAAACCTATCCTTAAGTATATTCCTAAAGATGCTATTGTATGGTGTCCATTTGATACTCAAGAGAGTGAGTTTGTAAAGCAAATACAAAAGCAGAATGAGGTTACATACTCTCATATTGGTACTGGAAGAGATTTCTTTGAGTATGAACCATTTGAGTGGGATGTAATGGTATCTAATCCACCATTTACCAATAAAAGAAAGTATTTTGAACGTGCATTATCATTTAATAAACCGTTTGCATTAATAATGACAAATACTTGGTTAAATGATTCAGCACCCGCAAAATTGTTTAAAGATAGGGATTTACAGTTGCTTATGTTTGATAAGCGTATGAAGTTTATTAGTCCTGATGGTAGGGATAATAATAAGATCACATTCAGTAGCAGTTACTATTGCTGGAATATGCTACCAAAACAGATCATAATGGAAACACTTGATGTGCCAGTTCGTAAAGTGTCCCAAAAGAGTAGCAGTAAGGCATTGCTACCATTATAATATAAGAGTAAACAACGGAGGACACTATGGTATTCGATTCAATAGACCTCTTAGTTGAGGTTTATGAACAGTATTGCACCAAACATAGACTACCCTATGTTTCTGCTGATGAACAGGACAAATCTGATCTTACCATTGAACAGGTAAGATGGATTGAAGCATTTGAACAACTATGGGATTTAGCATCATGAACACTTCTTCTAATCAAATCTTTGCAGACATTGACTTCTTAGTTGATGAAATGGGTATGACTGCTGATGATTGTGATGAGGTTCTTCAGGCGTGTGATCGTCTTGGCGGCATTAGTGCAGAGTATTTCTGTGAAGAGTTTATTTTCTGCCCTGATGATTCAACCCCTAAAGATATAGACAGATGGCACGATGATGAATATTTAAACATAGCACAATTCAATGCACTATGGTGGGAACAATGACAGTTAGATAACTGTCCACCCATCATTGCGTAGTGGTTATGATGCCACTATAATAAGTACATCACCAACGGAGTTCCCAATGAAAGAAACAATGTATTTAATTACAGACATTTTCTTTGATATGACTAAGGGTGGTGAGAGAGAGTTTGATGCTGAAGAGGCATCTGACTTATCACAAGATGCCATTGGACTATGGTATGCTAAGGATGAGAATCATTTATGTGATAAAGTGTCACAAGCATTTGGTTTCCCTATCATTAGCATAAACGCTACTACTAACACTTTACATCCACTTACTTCCTATCTCTAAAATGTCAGATTTATTAAACAGTTACACATTTGAGGCAAAGAAAATTGTTTACTATTCAGTAACAGTTGGTGCAGAAAATAAAACTGAAGCAAAAAGAATTGCATCTGATTTTGAACATTGCAAACATTATGAGGAGGTTGAGTATTGTGAAGGATATGAATATAAGGTAGGTAAACTATTAGAAACAACTGATGAAAAGTGGTTAACATGAACATTAAAGCAAACCCTAATCCAACCAATTCTGAAATGGACTCTAAAACAATCATTAAGCATCCAAAACTTAATTCAACTCAACATAATGAAATCGCTGAACAATTCGCTGAATTGGTAGTTGATGGAATGGACATGAAAACACTTGTAGGATATGTTTATGATGATCTCATACAATATTATGAGAAGTGTGATGAACACGAATTGAGGGAAATGATTGATGAGTATGATGAGGATTTATATGATGAGTTACTTGATAATGTAACCCAACAATATCCTAAACAACTTAATCAATTTGAGAAAGAAACTTTCATTGATGTTAATAATACTGGAGGTAAGTATTAATGGAAATAGCATTACATTTAACTCAAGAAGAATTAGATTATCTTGAATTAATACTAAACAATCACGAATATGAGGAGGATGAGAGTCATTTAATCGACTCATTAGAGTATAAGTTCTATAAACTCAAGTCAGACGATTATCAAAACAAATTAACAACAATCGGAGGTTAATCCTAATGGGAAGAGTATTGCACCTATCCAATGATGAGTTTGACTCATTATATGGAGTATTAGAAGATACGATTGATTATCTTAAAGATGATCTAATCACTACTGAAGATGAGAATGGTAATGAAGTAGAAGAAGATATAACTGAGTATCATATCTACAAAGTTT